CCATACAATATTGGGTCTTGTGTTTAATTGATAAATCTTCATTTATCGGATGATTTAAGTAAATCTGCAATTTAGCACATATATCATATTAGGGTTTCTTTTAACCCTGTATTGTTATATATGTTACTTTTGTTGTATTAAATATCGTTGGATTTTTATTATTAGAACGAGATTCATATTTTTGGAATACGTTAACGTTAAGTGCAATTTAAGAAATGATACTTGCACTTGGTCTTCGACAATCACAACGGAGTTAGAAATACTCGTCCTTGGGTACCGCCAAGGGAATACTAAGCTTTGTCTAAAGCTTTTGGAAAAATAGACCGCGTAATTTCACGTAACGGAAAGAACCTTCTTAGCAGCAGAAGTAAAATATTGCCTATTGCCTATTGGCCAGGTCTTTGCCGCACGGACCTATATTAAGGAGTGCACATTGGGGAATAAGGCGCCCCCCCCCCTGGGGGGAATACACTGGCAGGTGTATTAACCCCGAAGCCCGTCTGGCTCATTAATATTAAAATAATTTGCACGCATATGACGCGGGACAGTTCATTACTGTGCGCATATGAATTAGATTATACTCTTGCAATAATGAGAAGTACTAAGTAGTACTATTAATATTCGTAAAACCTATTTATAGGTGAGTAAAAATGAAGCCAGCTTGTTGAACTTTTTTCATCGAGTTGTAAACTTGATGGGAAAGTTCAGCAAGGTAGGGTGTAGGGGGTCGTATAGTTTATTATGGATAAAATTATCGACCTTACCTACTCTACCTTGTTGATCTTTTCCAGTATTGCCGTTCGTTACCTCTCCTTGGCAGGAGGTTTTATAGAAAGATTATTCTATATCTCCTATTTTGCATTTTGCAGATTAGGAGAAAACATTGATTATTACGGACGTGTGTGGGCATGCTTTATATTTAATGTTGGTTTTGAAGCTAGGTGCTTCTACGTGGCCAGTGGTCACTTGTTTGTATCACAATCCGGTTATGCTCATTCTAAATTCCAGCGTAAGAATGAGAGGAAGGTTTCCAAGATCTTAAAAGAGATAGGTAAGCTTCAAGATAAGAAACGATCTTGTAAAAACGGGGACGCTAAGAAATATGCCGAGCCTTTACATTTTTTGTCTAAGGAAAAAAGAAAATACGAACCGCATAGTGGTATCGCTTCTCGGTACCCCGATTTACCCGAACCAAGTGAGAATGAATTTAAAAGTTTCAAAATTGGTTTAGGTGTTGGTTTATTAGCTGGTTTATGGCATGGTTTCTTCTCTGTAATCATGTTTCCTGGAATAGTTGATTTACATCGCAAGTATTGGAATGACATTTCGAAGTCTGATATTGTGAAGCGTGTGGAGAGAGACATCCCCAAATCTCTGAATTTTATGACTAGAGCTCGCATTGATATGTCATTTCTTCGTTTGGCCACTAAATTTGACGCCAACAATATAGAGAATTGGACAGCCCTAATTGTTGGATTGGCAACTAGTACTTCAACAGTCAATGCTGGTGCTTTATTGCTGACACATTTTAAGACGTATTACAATAAGAGCGTTGCGGTTGCTCTTGCTGACAAATTTTCATCTCTTTTTATGAAGTCTTATGAGCCGCATTCGTTACAAGATATGGCTGGCTTATGGAGAATGTTATCAAATGATTTCAATTCCCTCCAGAAGTCTCCGTTCTTTGATAAGGTTTTGAATGTTGTCAGTCTTGTTGTTTGTTCTGGTTTGTGTGGTTCTTTTGATATAGATTTCAAGGTCGCTGGCTTTAATTTGTTTTCGGAGAACTTATCTAAGCGATTGAATAGTGTGTCCCTCACGGATATGCCCGGAATGATTTTGGAGACAGTTGCTTATTTTTTAGAAACTGGCTACATGTGTTATACACAGGGTTCATTTAAGCCCATTTTGTTCACTAACCCAGAAGCGTATGCTTTCGAGCAGAAGTACCTTGAATTTTTCCGGGTTATTCCGCTTATTGGAGACGGAGATTGGGAAGCCGCTGGCATAACCGTAACAGAGTTTCACACATTATATGATGATCTCTACTCTTACCTTCATAGTCTACACAGTTCGCTGAATAAAGGTTTCGAGAAGAAAGTTATATGGGATCGCTTGATTGGTATTGTTAAAGCTAAGAACGATCTGGATCGGAAATTGAATTCTGGATTACTTAGGCGTGCCCCTTTCGTTTTGGCCTTTTGCGGACCATCTAGTGTGGGTAAGACTACTGTTGCAAATATCATCAATGTGGTGGCCGTCAAAGCAAGTGGTGGGACTGGCGACCTTACCAAGAAGATCACCTGGAATGAAAATGACGACTACTTCTCAAATTATAAGGTCGACACCGAGACTATTGTTATGGATGATTTATGTAACACCAAACCTTTATTTATCCAATCCTCGCCCTTGGCGTGGTTGATTAAATTTAATAATAATAATCCGGAGTATGCGGTTATGGCTGAGTTAGAATCTAAGGGTAAATTACCCATCCGCCCACTTACCCTTGTTATCACAACCAATGTTCCCGACTTGCTTGCGCAAACTTACTCCAATGAGCCCGTTTCGATACTTAGACGGTTGGACATGAGGGTTAGTGTTACCGTTAAGGAAGAATTCGCTCTAGCGAATGGAGGTAGTGGAAATCTCATGCTTGATCCTGATAAAGCTCGCGTATACGTTGATAGTTTAGAGGGACCGGATAAGATTTTCCCTGATATGTGGAATTTCACGGTTGAGAAAGCTGTCGCTGTTAAAAACCCCGGTGGGGGTACCGATCGTGCTGAGTTCCGAAAAATAGTTTGGCAGGGGATGATATTGGAGAACATTAGTCTAAAGGTCTTGGCCGACTATACTGCTGATGCTGCCAGATTGCATTCTCATAATCAGAAGAATTTAGTCTCCAAACAAACCCAATTACATGAGACTATTAACCTTTGCTGCATCTGCAATAAGCTACAGATGTCTTGTCAATGTTCATATTGTGATCAAGCTGGGAATGATAATCTAGATAGGGAGCCTGATATCGATGAAACTATAGAGATAACAGATAGTGATTTTGAAGGTGAGTCATCTCTATGGGATTTTCTACCTTTTTTATACCGGCAGGATGTAGCATCGTTCTTTTCCTATTTGTTATCCCGACGGGGGATATTGGATTATTTCAGACTTCATTGGCGACAGATATTCATTAGTTTTAGTCTTTGGTTGGTCCTTGTGATATTGAGACCATTGGATTTGGTTCCATGTATGTTGTGCTTTATCTTTCTGGTTCACAGTCTTCTATTATACCGATTTTATTTGATTTATTGGTATTCTAGGGAACGATGGTTTCGTCTACAATCATCTGCCAATAGGATCACAAGTAGTCCATTATTTACGTGTATCGTTGGTGCTGGTACTACATATCTTATGACCAGGGCCCTTGGAAAGATCTTGTATGGACTAATTAAGTTCTATCGTTCTTTCAATGGTGCCGTTATGACAGGGCAATCCGCTCTCAATCCGAATAATGAGGAATACGTCGCACGCCGTCAAGAGCCAAATCCTTGGTATCCCAAGATACCTGTTATCAAGTTGAGTAAACCCACCCCGCGTTCCAAGACCACCACATGGCGTGACCTCAACGGGAAGATAGCAAAAAGTTGTGTCTTTGTCAAGAGTGGCAGTAAGATTACAGGTGGTTTTTATATTCGTACCCATCTGCTAGCAGTTCCTGGGCACTTCGTAACTGAAGATATGGAGCTCGAGATAATACCGCGAGTTAAGTATTTGGGGAATAAACATAGCTATCGCATACGCACTTCAAGCGATTTAGTTTATAGGGTACCAGATTCCGATATTGCATTAGTTTATGCCCCCGGTGGCTGTGATAAAAGTGACTTTACTGATTATTTTCCAGTCTCGCATCTGGAAGGTGAATGTATTGGATCCTTTACATACCGTGGAGCAGAAGGTGAATTGCTATTAGATCGCGTGCGTATGACTTTTGGAAGAGTCACCACAGATGTAGCGACTTTCCATGGGGCTGAATATGTATTTAATAATTTCAACACTTTCAAGGGGTTGTGCATGGGCGTTTTTGTAAGTGAGATGAAACCACCCTGCATTGCCGGTTTCCATTTGGGAGGTATTACAGATTCCCAATATGGAGCCAGTGGAACTTTACTCAAAGGTGAGATCGATAGGGCTTTAAGCTTTTTTGATGTTCCCGGCACACTCTTTCCTGGTGGTTCATCAGATATACCCACGGTGATGTATGAAAGCCACCTGGGGGGTGATCCGCTAACTCTCGACAAACCCGTTTCGCCAAGGTGTTCCACCAATTTTCTTCCTGAGGGCGCTATAATCGACGTGCTATCTGCATGCAAGGGGGCGGTTACCAATAAGTCTGAGGTTATCGTTTCGCATATTTCAGATAGCGTTCGTGAATATACTGGTGTAGAAAGGACACATGGTCCTGCTCCGATGGGACCACCTGTAGTTAGATCTTGGCATAATTGGTCTCTTGGTATGCAGGGTTTTAGTGATCCTGCGATAGGTCCTTCTATAAGCAGTATTATTCGTGCATCTGTCGATTATATCCAATTACTACTGCCCAAGTTTAAGAATTTAAAACCATTAGATCTTCCTACGATTATCAATGGTTTGGACGGTGACAAATTCTTAAATCGCATGCCTCAAAACACTTCAGTTGGCTTTCCACTATCTGGGAAATTAAGCGTATTCTCGGTAGCAGCACCGCCTTTAGAGGGCCATAGTGTAAACTTTGAGTTAGACGGGGACATCATGGATGTTTACGAGACTTATAAAGCTAGGTACCGCAACGGCGAGCGATGTTACCCAGTTTTTAGAGCTTCTCTGAAAGACGAGCCTGTTAAGATTGGTAAGCTCAAAGTTCGAGTATTTCAAGCCGCTCCAGTTGCCTTGAAGATGTTATTGAGAGAATACTTTCTTCCAATTGCTTCTCATCTCAGTATGTTCCCATTGCTGAGTGAGTGCGCTGTGGGGGTTAATGCCTTTTCACAAGAGTGGGATGAAATGCATCAGCATATAGTCGAGAATGGTGAGTCTAGGATTGTTGCGGGCGATTATAGTGCTTACGATCAACGCATGCCAGCGTCTTTAACGGGTGCTGCTTTTAGTGTTTTGATAGAGTTGGCTGAACAAGCGGGGTATTCCCTCGATGATCTCACCATTATGAAGTCTATGGTAGCCGATGTAATCTACCCATTGGTTGCTTATAACGGTACATTAGTGCAATTTTATGGCAGTAATCCATCGGGTCACAATTTAACGGTATATATTAATTCCATAGTGAATTCCTTGATTAGCCGGTGTGCTTTTTTCCGTGTGTATCCACATCATAGTAATTTTAGATCAGCTGTCTCTATGATGACGTATGGTGATGATGATATCGGTAGCGTCCACAAAGATTTTGGGGATTTTAATTGCGTGACAAAGTCTGATTACATAAATTCTATAGGCATGAAATATACACCTCCGGATAAAAGTGGTGACCACATACCCTACATGAATATGGTGGATGTTGATTTTTTGAAAAGAAAGTCTGTGTTTAATTCTTCATTGCATCGGCATATGGGAGCTCTGGATAAGGCTTCCATATATAAATCCTTGCACGTACGCATGCGATCTACGGAGATTTCGGACGAGGCATGGGCTGGTGCTGTGGTCGATGGTGCATTGCGCGAGTTTTTCGCACATGGGGAGCAAGATTACGAGATTTTTCGGTCACAGATGGTTCAGGTGGCCGAAGACTGTGATTTTGCTGTCCATTCTATAAATCTTAGCGTATCTTACGCTGAGATGTTAGAAAAAATAGAACCCCATTCCAATTGATTACTCTACGGGAGTTGACGTTTTCTGTAGTGCTTTGGTTTGGAGTAGTCGAATCTTTCGACCTGGGGTTATGAGTAAATCCCCGGGTTTAAAATTTTACTCGAAACTAAATTTCAATTAACACAACTAGAAAAGAGTAGTAAACTTTTCGCAACTTCAAATGGTAGTATTCTACAAGGGGTGGACGCCCCGAATTTAAAAAGAGTTTCTTTCGCTCTAGAAGATACTATCCATGATTTGGATAGTGTTCAATCTTCTGAAGAAAGTAATATGCCACTTAGGCAACGCGGAGTTTCTGATTCCGTTAATTGTGGTGGCGATTCTGTTTTTCGTACTTCTCGCACTGCTGCTCGTATTCTTATTTCTATGATATATGAAGCACAGTCTTTATTGCATGAGGCGGGCGATTCCCAACTTCATGCGAATATTGTGAATTTCGACGATCAGAATGCAGGTTACGAAGCGGGTCTTATTTCCGCGCGTGATGATACATATTATTGTGCTGATATGGATATGTATGACCCTGGAAAATTCTTTTCGCGTCCGGTGCGTATTGCAACTTTTTCTTGGACAGTGGGTACGGCTTTTCCTGGTTCCCGGTTGCAAGTTTTCGATTTATTTTGGAAGAATAAGCATGTTATAAATCGTTTAAATAATTTTAGGAACATGAAATGTGATATGTGTGTTAAGATAGTCGTTAATGGCACTCCTTTCCATTTTGGTGCATTGATGGCTAGTGCGACACCTGATAAGATCAATGATAATTTTTTAAATACTGATCTTACCGAATTAGGTTGTGTTCGAGGTTCGCAAAATCCTCATATTTTCATTGATCCAACAACATCGTCCGCTGGGTGTTTGAGATTACCTTATTCAGCGGTTAACAATGCTTATAACACAAGCGGTGCTGATATTACATCTGCAGGTGATGTTACTATCAGGGAATTGGTACCATTGGCTCACGTTTCGGGTCTCATTGAGCCGGTCTCAATATCCGTATTCGCTTGGGCTGAGAATGTTGTTATTGGGGCTCCTACTTTTAATAATGTAGCTGGTTTGGTTGCTCAATCCGGGGATGAGTATGGGACTGGAATTGTCTCACGTCCTGCCTTTATTTTGGCACATTTGGCCAATTCCTTATCGCGTGTTCCATTCATTAGGCCGTATGCGTTGGCAACGGATATGACAGCTACCGGTATTGGTAACTTGGCACAGCTTTTTGGTTTCGTTAAGCCCAATGTCATTACTGATATTAGTTTTATGAACCCTCGCCATTTACCTAATTTTTCGTCGGCCACACAGCACGATCCCGTGTTTAAATCGACTTTTGATGATAAATCTGGGGTTACTGTCGATTCACGCGTTGTTGGTATATCTGGGCGTGATGAAATGGGTATAGTTGACATTGCTAAGCGTGAATCATATTTAGTCCAGTTTCCTTATGGGCAGACTACAGCTATTGATACTCGATTGTTTAACATGAGGATTACTCCCAACATGTTCCGTACAGGTGGAACAGGAGCTAATACTACTTATATTCAAACACCGGCGAGCTGGGTGTCCGCACCTTTCCAATATTGGCGTGGTTCGATGCGAATCCGTTTCGTAGCTGTTTGTTCGGCTTTTCACCGGGGTCGGTTGCGTATATTTTATGAACCTGGGGCCAATGGGTCTGGTGTACCTTTGTATAATACCAATTTATCCGAGACTTGGGATATAGCGAAAAATAAGGAGATGACGATTGAGGTAGGTTGGCACCAGCCTTTTCCCTATGCCGATAATACCACTATCGTTGATGCTTCAACTCCATTCTGGATTGGTCCAACTGGTGGTTCCAATGCGGCTAACCCTATAAATAATGGGTCTTTAACTGTCGTAGTCCAAAATGAGCTTACTGCTCCAGACACAAATTTAACATCCCCAATAGTGATTCTGGTGTACGTTTCAATGTGTGATGACTTTGAGGTTTTTTCCCCGACTAATGCAATTCATGCTATGAGCTATTTTGCACAATCTGGTGACATCATGAAGGATATAACCATAGAACCCTACCGTAGGGAACCAGATGTTATATTTGGTAAGCGTTTGCAGGATGATAAATCCAGTATAATTTTTCACGGAGACCCTATTTTATCTTTGCGTACGTTACTTAAAAGATATACTTGGTCAGGCACGTGGGGGTGTGGTTCGATTACTGCTGCCACCCCTACGCGTTTCTTTTGGAAACTTAATTTACCTAGTTTTCCTTTGTATAATGGTCGGGCTGCTAATGCTGTTCATACGGCGACCAGCCCCATCAATTTTACGTCGATGACTTTCTTGAATTATTATACCCCAGCTTTTTTAGCCCGCCGTGGTGCCGTACGCCACCGCTTTATAAATGGGCGAAGCGCGAGTGTCGAACATGCATTTGTCACACGAACTACTAGTGCTTTATACACTAATGTTTTCGTGGCTATGAATGCTTTGACTACTGCTTCTAATTTAGCTAGACAATTTGTAATATCGAGGAAGGGCGATACTGGGATGTCTGGTATGAATGCAGTGACTAATTTTGATAGGGAACCTGTTGATATTGAGATTCCATATCATAGCTCTACGCGATATTATAGGGCTAGGGATGCGTCACCAAATCGCGTTACCGTTCCCAATCAAGGGGTGACATTTGCTTGCAAATTTGTCGCTCCGAATACTGGTGCTGATGTGAGTGTTGATCATTACGTCTCTGCGGGTGATGATTTTTCATTAGCATACTTTATTGATGTACCAATAATGTATGTGCACCCCGTGGCGTTGTTGCCTGTTGCCACCTAAGTGGCATTTCGTCGGAGGACGTTAATCTCATTGCCATGCGGCACGTCGAAGGACGTTAAATTAAACCTACTGGTAGCTAAGTAGGTAGGCTATGGCCTTGAGCAATTACTAATTTGTAACGATTTTTT